TGGCCCAGCGCAAAGCATCATAAGGAACGACAATGGCACTCCCGACCAACGCGCTTGCGACCTATGAGTCCGTAGGCAACCGAGAAGACCTCTCCAACATCATCTACCGCATCGACCCGACCGATACGCCTTTCATGTCGGGCATTGCCCGTGAAACCGCAACTGCGGTGAACCACGAATGGCAGACCCAGGCCTTGGCGGCGGCTTCCACCTCGAACTACCAGTTGGAAGGCGACGATATCGTGGCTGACGCCGCGACTGCAACCGTTCGTCTTGGCAATATCTGCCAGATCTCCCGCAAGTCGGCCCAGGTCTCGGGCACCCAGCAGGCGGTCATTCACGCTGGCCGTGGCAACGAGCTTGATTATCAAGTCATGCTGAAGGGCCTCGAGCTGAAGCGCGACATGGAATCGACGCTGGTTGGCACCAACCAGGCGAAGGCGACCGGCAGTGATGCGGTTGTCCGCAAAACGGCCTCGGCCCTGTCCTGGATCAAGACCAACACCTCCAAGGGCACGGCTGGCGGCGCGGCTGATCCGTCTGCCGCCGATGGTACGGGAACCCGTACTGACGGCACGCAGATTGCGTTCACAGAAGCCCGCCTGAAAACCGTCCTGTCCGCGATCTGGACCTCGGGCGGCAAGCCGGACACCATCTTCACGGGCGCCTTCAACAAGCAGGTGTTCTCGACCTTCACCGGTCGATCCTCGCCGATCGAGCAGGCGTCGAGCAAGAAGATCGTGGCCTCGGTCGATGCCTACGAGTCCGATTTCGGCAAGTTGAAGGTGATGGCCAATCGCTTCCAGCGCACCCGGGACGTGCTCGTGCTCGAAACCGAGAAGTGGGCTATGGCGACCATGAAGGGCCGCTCCATGCTCTCGATCCCGCTGGCTCGAACCGGCGACTCCGAGCGTCGGGCTGTCGTTGCCGAATACGCTCTCGTTTCTCGCAACGAGAAGGCGTCTGGCGGCGTGTTCGACAACACCACCTCATAAGGAATAGACAGATGAGCATCTATTCCTGGTACGAAAACGCCACAACGGCTACGTCCGCGGGCGCCACTGACATCGTCCCGGTTTATCCGGCCGGCGTCGGTCCTCCCAAAATCTTGACGGTCCCGAACCTGTTGACTGTTGCGGCGGGCGTCGTTGATACGACGGCGACCACCCTGTCGGTTACGCAGGCGCTTCACGGCAATCGCACCGTCACGGTCTCCTCGGCGGCTCCTGTGGCGATTACGCTGCCGCAGGCGACCGGAACTGGAACGGTCTACAGGTTCCAGATGCAGGTGGCGGCCACGGCTACGTCCAGCACCATCAAGGTTGCGAATGCAACCGACGTGATGCAGGGCGTTTCGTGGTGTCTCACCACCGCCTCTGCGAACGTGGTTGGCTATGGCACGTCTGCCACCAGCGATACGATTTCGCTGAATGGCACGACTACCGGCGGCGTTGTCGGCGACATAGTCGAGATCACGGACATCAAGACCGGGTTCTTCTCGGTCAAGATGTTCGCGTCTCCGACGGGAACGACCGCGACTCCATTCAGCGCGACGGTCTAAGTATGAAAATCGACATGGCGGGCGTCAAAGTGATGCTCGCCATGCCGACCCATCGCGATATCCCAGCTCAAACCGTAAAGTCGTTGTTGGAGACCCAACACGTTCTGGTCTCGAACAACATTGCATCCGATATCGAGATGCAAGTGGGTGGCTCGATTGTGCATCACGCGCGAACGAAAGCCGCCTGGCACTTCCTCAAAAGCGACGCCACTCATTTGTTTTGGGTGGATTCCGACATGGTTTGGCAAGGAAAGGATTTCCTTCGCCTGCTCGCCATGGGGACGGTTCTCGATTGCGTCTTTGCCGCCTATCCATGCCGGGCAGAACCCATCAGGTTCTTTGTCTCACTGGATGGCCGGAAGACATATCAGGCAAACGAGTTTGGTTGCTTGCCCGTGAACGGCGCGGGCTTGGGATTTTGCTGCGTCAAGCGTCACGTTGTTCAGAAGATCGCCGATCAATCTCCGCTCTTGAGATACCCGGATATTGATGACGGTCCCGTTCCTCGAATTTTCCGCTGCGACGATCGCGACGGATACGCAAGGGGCGAGGATATCGCGTTCTTCGATGATGTCAGGGCGCTTGGATACCAGACCTGGCTAGACCCTTCCATCGAGCTTGGGCACTTCGGTTCCAAGGAATACCGGGCCAAGTTCACAGATCATCTCTTGGAGACCTAAATGGCACTTCCCAGCAATCATCCTCTCCTTCGAGAGGCGTTTTCTACTGTCTATTGTCCATCGATCGGCGGCACCCCTGTCGCGGCTTATATCCGCGTCCCATATCGCTCGCGCCTCGGCAAGATCAGCGTCATCCCGCAGGGTACGATCACGACTGCGGATTGCACGGTGACCGTAGCCGTCAATGGGACGACCAATACGGCCCTGGCCGGCACTCTGCCGGTTTCTGGCGCTGCTCCTGGCGTGGCCGCTGTCTGGACTCCGACAACTACAGTTGTCGTGAACGAAGACGATTATATCACCTTTACGCCATCTGGGGCTTCCGGCTCGAACATTGCTGGTGTCTTCGGCGTCAACTTCATCGCGGCCTAAGCCATGCAGCAATACATCGGAACGGGCCGGATAGGTACGGCCCAGAATGTTGCCTATACGGGGACAGCCGGGGCCGTTAGTGCGGTTGGCGCTGAAACCTATAAGGTCCGCGTCGTGGTCTCGACGGATGCCTTCGTTACGACGGATGGGACCACGCCAAGCGCAACAAGCGGCGCTTATGTCGTGGCCCTTTCCCCGGAGTATTTCACGGTAACTCCGGGACAGGTCGTCAAGGCTGTGCAGGTCGCGTCTGCCGGCACGCTTTATGTGACCGAAATCGTCTGATGCAAACCCGGATCATTCTCGAGGACGACAAAACCGTTGTCGAGCAGGTTCAGGACGTTGAGGGCATCATCGAGCGCAATAAGGCCCTTCGTTCGGAGAGGCAGGACAGTGATTGGGGGCGCCATGTCGCGTCGATTCCCAACGTAATCATGGTTCGCTGGCTCAATGAAGAATGGGCGCGTGGCAACACGACAATTCGGCTGTTCGGTCCTGAAATGGACGCGCTCGTTGAACGCAAGCTGAAAGACCCGGAATGGGCTTATTTGCGGACTGACAGCGCTCAGGTTCAGGGTTTCCTGGGGTTCGGTAGCTGATGATCACAACCTACGCCACGTTGCAAAGTGCCGTAACGGAATGGCTTGCGAGGGATCAGGACACGACCCTGATTGCGCGCATTCCAACTTTTATCCAGTTGGCAGAAGCCAAGTTCAATCGGGAACTGTTCGTTCGGCAGATGGAAAGCCGGGCAACGGCCCTGGTCGATACCACGTCCGACGAGCCTGAATTTATCTCCCTGCCATCCGACTTTCAATCGATGCGGCGGGTTCGGCTTTCCAGCGTGACTGGCAAGCCGTGCCTCTCGTTCAAGTCCGGGACGCAGATGGATGAATACCGATACACCACTTCTGACGTAACCGGGCAGCCTCGATATTTCACTATTTTCGGGACGGAAATGGAATTGGCCCCGACGCCTGACGACGACTACACGCTCGAAATGATTTACCGGCAGAACATCCCGCCGCTGGCGACGAATGATCCGAACTGGCTGCTCTCGCTTGCGCCGGATTTGTACCTCTACGGCGCTCTCCTCGAATCCGCGCCCTACATCAAAGAGGACGGCCGCATTCAAACGTGGTCGGTCGGCATGGCCTCTGCACTGGCCGGGCTGAATAACCTCGGACTCACCTCAACTTTTAATGCCGGCCCAATGCAAATGAGAATTTCAGGAGTGACGCCGTAATGGCCGCTTTCAACAAATTCAATTGTTTCGTGCTCGATGTGGCCAATGCGCTGCATGACATGAAGACAGGCACGGCCCAGGTCTACAAGGTCTATCTGACCAACACCGCGCCTGTCGCCACCAACACGGTCTATAATACGCCGGCCGATCTCTCGACGGCCAATGGCTATACGGCGGGCGGCACGACTATCGGGACCATCACGGGTTCTCAGACCTCGGGTACGTTCAAGTTCATCGGCGGCACCGACCCGGCTTGGACCGCCTCGGGTGGCTCTATCGGCCCGTTTCAATACGCCGTGCTTTACAACTTCACGTCAGGTACCAAGCCGCTGATTGGCTGGTGGGACTATGGCGCCGCCGTCACGCTAACGAACGGAAATACCTTCACGGTTGACACCGATCAATCTGGAGGGATACTCACGATCACCTAGCGCTTGTTTCTTGCCTGCTCTTGTATGGTTGCCCATCGGCAATTCTTCGGGTGGTAGTTTCCGTTAACGTCTATGCGGTCAATGGAGTGTCCTTCGGGTTTCTCGCCCATATCTTGCAGAAATTTCTGAAAGTCGTTCCACCGCTTGCAGACATTGATGCCACGGCCTCCATAATATTTGAACGCCGCATGAGATGGGTTAGTGCAGCGGTTGAGCATACCGGCCCATGAATTGTAAGTCCCGGAATAATTGCCGGCGGGCGCGTGACCGTGTTTGGTGCTTCGTTTGATCGTGGTTTCGACCTTCAGGCAGCCGCACGACTGGCTGTGATTATCCTTTAATGCGGCAGCCTGAACGACGGCTTCGTTGCCGCAAACGCAACGGCAATGCCACCTTGTACGGTGACGACAATGCCAACATCCTGAACGGCGGCGACGGCAACGACGTCATCTATGGCTATGGCGGCAACGACACCATCAACGGCAATGGCGGCAACGACACGCTGTATGGCGGCGACGGCGACGACGTCCTGAACGGTGGCGAAGGCAACGACATCCTGCTGGGCGGCAAGGGCAACGACACCCTGAACGGGGGCAACGGCATCGACACAGCCAGCTACGCCGACTCCACCGGCCCCGTGAATGTCAGCTTGAGCCAGCCGAACCCGCACAATGTGGGCAGCAGCCAGGGCAACGACACCTTCAACAGCATCGAGAACCTAACCGGTTCCGACTTTAATGACATTCTGGAAGGCGATGCCGGCACTAATGTGCTGCATGGCGGCGCGGGTGACGACATCCTGATCGCCACCGCGGGCGGCGACACGCTGGACGGCGACACCGATCCGCTGGGCGATACCGCCGACTTCCGCAACGGCACCTCGGGCGTGACCGTCACGCTGCAGAACCAGATCACGGCGCAGAATGTGGGCGGCGGCATCGGCAACATCACCCTGATGCACATCCAGAACCTGACCGGTTCGGCTTTCGGCGACACCCTGGTCGGCGACGACAATGCCAACGTGCTGACTGGCGGCGCCGGGAACGACACGCTCACCGGTGGCAAGGGCAATGACACTCTCGACGGCGGCGCCAATATCGATACCGCGATCTATTCGGGCAACTTCGCCGAATACATCCTGGCCGTGAACGCGGCCGGCAATGGCACCATCACAGACCTCACCGCCGGCCGCGACGGAACCGATACGCTGACCAGCATCGAGTTCATCCAGTTCTCCAACGGTACCTACAGCACCGCCACCGGCATCTTCACGCCCAATGTCGGCGTGAACCACGCGCCTGCCGGCACCGACAAGACCATCACCTCCAACGAAGACCAGTCCTATACCTTCCTGGCGTCGGACTTCGGCTTCAGCGATCCCATCGACGGCAACAACCTGCTGGCGGTGAAGATCGATACCCTGCCGGGCGCCGGCACCCTGACCGACAACAATGTCGCGGTCACCGCCGGCCAAACCGTCTCGGTCGCCGACATCAATGCGGGCCTTCTAAAGTACGCGCCCGCGGCGAACGGCAATGGCAACGGTTATTCTAACTTCACCTTCCAGGTGCAAGATGACGGTGGCACGGTGGGCGGCGGCATCGACCTCGACCAGACGCCCAACACCATCACCTTCAACATCACGTCCGTGAACGACGCGCCGGCCGGCACCGACAAGACCATCACGTCGAACGAAGACCAGGCCTATACCTTCCTGGCGTCGGACTTCGGCTTCACCGACCCGAACGACAGCCCGGCCAACAGCCTGTTGGCGGTCAAGATCTCGACCCTGCCGGGTGCGGGTTCGTTGACCCTGAACAATGTCGCGGTCACCGCCGGACAGTCCGTCAGCGCCGCCGACATCGCGTCCGGCCTGCTGAAGTTCGCGCCCGCGGCCAACGCCAATGGCGCCGGCTATGCCAACTTCACCTTCCAGGTGCAGGATAATGGCGGCACCGCCAATGGCGGCGTCGATCTGGACCAGTCGCCCAACACCATCACGTTCAACATCGCCTCGGTGAATGACGCGCCCGCGGGCGCCGACAAGACCGTGTCCGACCTGATCAACACGCCGTACACCTTTGCGGCGTCGGACTTCGGCTTCACCGATCCCAACGACAGCCCGGCCAACAGCCTGCTGGCGGTCAAGATCACCACCCTGCCGGGGGCCGGCACCCTGACCGACAACAATGTCGCCGTCACCGCCGGCCAGTTCATCAGCCTGGCCGACATCGCGGGCGGCCTGCTGAAGTTCACGCCCGCCAACAACGCGGTGGGGGCGGGCTATGCCAGCTTCACCTTCCAGGTGCAGGACAATGGTGGCACCGCCAGTGGCGGCGTCGACCTCGATCAGTCGCCCAACACCATCACCATCGATGTGACGGGCGGGCAGACCTTCCTCGGTACGCCGGGCAACGACACCCTCACCGGCACCGCCGGTGACGACACCTTCTTCGTCACCACCGGCATCGACACCATCGACGGCGGCGCCAACGGCCCGGTCGGCGACACGGTTGTCTTTAGCAACGCGACCACCAGCGGCGTCAATGCCAACCTGAGCGGCGCGCAGCAGAATTTCACGTCCAGCTTCGGCGGCGTTCCCACCCTGACGACCCTGACCAACATCGAGAACCTGACCGGCTCGAACTTTAACGACGTGCTGACCGGCGATGCCGGCCCTAACACCCTGCATGGCGGCGCCGGCGACGATATCCTTGTCGCCACCGCGGGTGGCGACAAGTTGAATGGCGACACGCCCGGTGCCAACGGTG